ATGCCGCGCTCTTTTGTAGAACAAGCTTTGGCAAGATGCTCAGTAGAAGGGTCAAAATTTTGGTTTAACTGCAACCCCGACACACCGGAACACTGGTTCTATAAGGAGTGGATACAAAAGCACAAGAAGAAAAACGCTTTATACTTGCACTTCACTATGGAAGATAACAACAGCTTATCTGAGAAGGTAAAAAAACGTTATGAAAACATGTATTCAGGAGTTTTCTATGATAGATTTATCCGTGGTCTATGGGTTGTAGCAGAAGGACTGGTATATCCTAGATTTTCAAAAGCTGACAATGTCACAGAAGATATACCGGAATCAGGTACATATTACATCAGCATTGACTATGGTACGTTAAACCCTTTTTCGGCTGGTTTATGGTGCGTATCAGATGGGAAAGCAGTGAGAATCAAAGAATATTATCATTCTGGGCGAGATACAAAAAGGCAGTTAACGGACGAAGAGTATCATGCGGAATTGGAAAAATTGATTCAATATACAGATTCAGAAGGGGTATTGCAGGAGCGTGAAATTGACAGAGTTGTCATAGACCCGTCCGCGGCCAGTTTTATTGCATGTATTCGCAGACATGGAAAGTTCAGGGTAAAGCATGCAGTGAATACGGTGATAGATGGAATCAGAAACGTCACATCCATGTTAAACAGCAAACGACTTTTCATTCACAGTTCGTGTAAAGATTCTATTAAAGAGTTTAAACTGTACTCATGGGATGATAAAGCACAAGAAGATAAAGTGATAAAGGAAAATGACCATGCTATGGATGATATCCGATACTTTGTGAATACAATTCTAGTAAAAGAGTTTAAGTGGTTAGATTGGCGGTGATACGTTGTTTAATAAAGCGATTCAAACAGTAAGGGAGGTGTGGCAGCGAATGATTACAAAGCAAGATATAAAACAGATTCTAGGAGTTGATGTCACAATTTCGTCCAGTATGACAGAAGCTTTAAAGTTATGGGATGATATGTATTGTGATATGCCGCCTTGGGCTAGTGAAAATGTTATTCCCCTTAGTATGCCAGCAGTAATTGCAAGCAAAGCGGCTAAAATGGTAACGATTGAGGCTGAATTTGGTTGCGAAGGAGGAAAGCGTGCGGATTTTATTTCCAGCCAGCTTGAACCGGTTAGAGAGAAACTAAGAACGCTTGTGGAGTATGCTGCAGCAAAGGGTGGATTGGTTTTCAAACCATATATTGAAAATGGTAGCGTAACGGTAGAATACATACAGGGAAATTGTTTTTATCCAACGTCGTTTGATAGTAATGGTAATATTACCGGAGGCGTTTTTTACACAAGAAAAACAGTGGGGGATATGTATTACACTCGTGTTGAATATCATCAACTAAAAGGTAATGTCTATACCATTAAAAACGTTGCATATCAAAGCTGTGTAAAAGAATCGATTGGCGTTAAATGTTCCCTACAGCTAGTTCCAGAGTGGGCTGGCATGGATGAAGAACTCAACCTAAATAACATTGAGAAGCCGCTTTTTGTGTATTTTAAAATGCCGTTTGCAAATAACATTGACCCTTCTTCGCCTTTGGGAGTATCTATATATGCAAAAGCAGTAAATACAATCAAAGATTTGGACGAGCAGTACGCAGAGTTGATATGGGAGTATCGTGGTGGCGAACTTGCCATTCATGCAACGGAAGATTTGTTCAGAAAGAATAAGGATGTGTACAAACTTCCAAAGCATGGGAAACGGCTTTATCGACTACTTGAATCAGGAGCAGATAACAAAAATGTGATGCAGGTATTCGCTCCTGCTTTTCGTGACCAGTCGTTACAAAACGGATTCAATGAAATTTTAAAGCAGATTGAACAGCAATGCGGTTTTGCCCGCGGTACCTTATCTGATATAAGTCAAGTAGAAAAAACAGCAACAGAGATTATCCATGCGAAACAAGATACGTACACAACAGTTTCGGACATTCAAAAATCATTGCAAAACACACTTGAGCATCTAATGTATATTATTGATGTTTGGGCGGATTTAGGAGGATTGGCGCCGGAGGGAGAATACAATCCTACGTTTAGTTGGGATGATTCAATTATCAGTGACAGAAAATCTGAATTCGCAGAAAAAGCTCAACTTTTCCAACTTGGAATTTTTGGCGCAGATGAATTTCGCGCATGGTACACAGGAGAGGATATTAAAACCTCTCGTCAAAATCTTCCACAGAGCCGAGTTGAGGAGTGATACTGTTTGCTTACTCCTGAATTTTTAGAGAGTTTTCCTCAACCTATCTTTAATTTATTTCAAGATTTGGAAGATGAGATACTTGCTGATATATCCAGACGAATTGCAAAGACTGGAAAAATTACAGACACAGCACAATGGCAAATAGATAGGTTGGGTGCAATTCTTTCTACCGATGAAAAAATAAAAAAAGCTATTTCAAACACTGATAAACAGGCGCAAAAGGAAATAGAAAAAATGCTGAATGAAGCTGCTCAAACGTCTTTCGATGCTGAAGCGGCTATTTATCATGCTGCGAATAAACCGATTAGAAACCTCGCAGACTACAACGAACTGGAAATGCTGATTGAAAGTATCATAAAACAGACACAAGGTGAGTTAAAAAACTTAACCCGTACTGTGGGCTTTGTGGAGCAAATCAACGGTAAATCTCGCGCGGTAAGCCTTACGAATGCATATCAAAAGCAACTGGATTTAGCGCAGTTATCCGTATCAACCGGAACGCTGGACTATAACACAGCGATACGAACAGCAGTAAAGCGACTTGCTGATAGTGGTATCCGCTTCATAGATTATGAATCGGGCTGGACAAATCATCTTGATGTAGCTGCA